CTTGGGCCACGGTCCCCACAGGCGACCTTGACCTTGCCGAGGTGACCAAGCGCAACAAACGTGATAAAATCGAGCAATGACGCCAGAGCAGGAACATCAGATACAGAACGCCATCACTCGCATCAAAGAGTTGCGAGCGCATGGCTATTCCGACCCGAATGCTGCACTGACCATCCGAATGGAAGGCTATGCAGAGGCAGCAAGGATTGAGGCGTTTCGGAGATTGAAAGAAGGCAAACAAGGTGAACTATGACGGAATTTCCCGCGTATAAAACAATCTCGACCGCTGACCTGATACCATACGCACGCAACAGCCGAACGCACAGCGATGCGCAGGTGGCAAAACTGGCGGCATCAATCCGTGAATTCGGGTTTCTAAATCCGATTATCGTGGATGGGCAGAAGGGCATCATCGCAGGCCACGGGCGCGTTATGGCGGCGCAGAAGCTGGGCATGGAGACGTTGCCTTGTATCGAGGCAGACCATCTGACCGACGCGCAGAGACGGGCCTACGTCATCGCTGATAACCGCATGGCGCTGGACGCCGGGTGGGATGATGAGTTGCTGAAGGTTGAGTTGAAGGACTTAGATGCGGTCGGGTTTGACTTGACGTTGACGGGGTTCAGCGTTGAGGAGATGGACGGGCTATTCTTTGAGCCTGACTTTGCGCCGGGTAGTGAAGATGACCAAGGCAAATTGGACGAACTTGCTCCGAAGATGGTAACCTGCCCGCATTGCGGCGGTGAATGGGACTTGAGAAAACATGGCCAAGGCTGACCTGCGCATAGACTGGGCCACGCACGCAGCAGCGAAGTATGCGTGCGAGAATTGGCATTACAGCGGATGCTTGCCATCCACGTTGCAGAAAAGAGTGGCTGTTGGTGCTTGGGAGCAGGAAAAGTTTATAGGCGTTGTTGTGTTCGGCCACGGCGCAAACCCTCAGATTGGAAGCCCATATGGCCTGACGATCAATGAATGCGTGGAGTTGACTCGGATTGCTTTAAAACCTGACCATAAGAATGCTGTTTCTCGTATAGTTCGCTTGGCTTTAATGTTCCTTTCAAGGTCTCAGCCGGGCTTGAGGCTTATTGTAAGCTATGCCGATCAAGCGCAAGGCCACCATGGAGGCGTATATCAAGCGGGGAACTGGATTTATGTAGGCAGCATGAAGGGCGTTCCATCGCTGCGTTATAAAGGGAAAATTTGGCATGCAAAGGCTTTAAGGACTTCCTATCCTAGCCTCAAGCATTCCGACCCTTCGGTCGAAAAAGTGCCAGCAGGAGACAAACACAAATATCTCATGCCACTTGACGCGGAAATGCGTGAGCGTATCCTACCCCTTGCCAAACCATACCCAAAGCGTGCGAAGCAGGCGATGACCGACGACCAGTCGGCACAGCGGCAGGGCAGCACTGACCCGCACGCTCCAAATTCAGGTGAGGCAGCATGACAAAGAAGCGAACCAAACCACCACACGCGCCAACGCCAGAGCAGCGCCAGATTGTGCAGTTACACGCAACCATCGGCACGCCTCAAGAAAGCATTGCCCGCATCATTGGCATCGACGCTAAGACGCTGCGCAAGCATTACCGGGACGAACTCGACCTTGCGATTGCCAAGGCCAACGCGACCATCGGCGGTGCGTTGTTTAACAAGGCAAAGGGTGGCGATACGGCAGCGCAGATATTCTGGATGAAGACGCGGGCGCAATGGCGTGAGCGTCAAGAGGTTGACCACACCAGCAGCGACGGCAGCATGAGGCCGACGACAATCATCATTGCAGACGCAGATGACGACAACGACGGTTAAGCTACCTAAGAAGCTGAAGAAGGTTTACGGGCCAGAACGCGGCTCGGTGAAGTATCGAGCGACCTACGGCGGCAGGGGCAGCGCCAAGTCATTCACGGCAGCACTGATGGCGGCAATCTGGGGGTTCAAAGACCCTATTCGCGCTCTGTGCGCACGCGAGTTTCAGGTATCTATCGCAGAGAGTTTTCACGCGGAACTCAAGGCGGCGATTGCATCACAGCCGTGGCTTGAGGCGCATTATGACGTTGGCCGGGATTACCTACGCGGGGCCAACGGGTCGGAGTTTATCTTTCGCGGGCTTCGCCGGAATGAGCAAAGCATCAAGTCGCTGGCAAAGGTTGACCTGACGATTGTGGAGGAGGCCGAGGACGTGCCGGAAACGTCATGGCTTGCACTAGAGGCGACCGTATTCCGACAGCCAAAGTCGGAACTCTGGGCTATCTGGAACCCGCGCACTGATGGCAGTCCGGTTGACCGCAGGTTTCGCAAAGAGCCACCAGAAAGCGCGTTGATTTCCGAGGTGAATTGGAACGACAACCCATACTTTCCCGACGGCCTCAAGGCATTGCGCGAGCGCCAGCAGCGGCTACTCGACCCGGCGACATATGCCCATGTCTGGGAAGGCGCATATCTCGAAAACAGCGATGCGCAGGTGTTTGGCAGCAAAGCAAAGGTGGAACCGTTTGAACCCAACCCGCGCCTGCCTGAATGGCAGGGGCCATTTTACGGAGGTGACTTTGGCTTCTCGCAAGACCCGACGGCAGCGGTGGAATGCTGGATACGCGGCGATAATTTCTACATTCGCAGGGAGGCATTCCGCACGGGCTTGGAACTGGACGACACTGCGCCGTTTGTTGTCGGCGCGATACCGGGCTTTGAACGGGAGGTGAGCCGATGGGATAGCGCGAGACCGGAAAGCATCAGCCACCTAAACCGCCACGGGCTGCCGATGGCGAGAGCCGTGACGAAGTGGCCGGGCAGCGTTGAGGACGGCATTGCATGGCTTCGGTCGTGGGGGTCTATCATAATACACCCCGATTGTGCTAATATGCAGCGCGAGGCGCGGCTATATAGCTACAAGACAAACGAGAACGGCGACGTGACAACAAAGATTATCGACGCTCACAACCACGGATGGGACGCCGTGCGCTATGCCGTTCAACCCATGATCCGAGGCGGCTCGGACCAAGTATTCGGAGTGCTTTGATGGTCTGGCCATTCACACGCAAGATTGAAGAAAAGGCGCACCCGGCAGGCGGCGCATTGATGATTGGCGGCGGGCCAGCTTGGGCGCGTAAGGACAAGAGCCAGCAATACATCACCGAAGGCTATCAGCTAAACGTGATTGTTTACCGCGCGGTCAACGAGATTGTCAGAGCGGCAACGTCTATCAGCCTTGAGTTATACAACGGCGAAGATGCTATTGAGCAGCATCCGGTTCTAGACTTGCTCAAACAGCCGACACCGGGCGAGACTTGGCAAACGTGGCTGACCGAAATGCTGGTCAACCGGATGCTTCTGGGTGAGATGGCCGCAGCGTCCGACAACCCGCGACAGCCGACCGAGATATGGCCGCTGATGCCGATGAATATCGCGGTTGTTCCCGGCGCGTCTGGCCTTGCGCGGCAATACATCTACGAAGTGAATCGCAAGAAGACGGTTTTCGAAGTGGACCAGATTACCGGGCGGTCTGACCTGCTATTCGTCAAGACGTACAATCCGGCGGATTATTGGCGCGGGCAGTCCCCGCTGATGGCTGCGGCAATCGCTGGCGACACGCATAACGCCGGGATGCACTGGAACTATTCGCTGTTGAAGAACAGCGCACGGCCTTCTGGGCTTATCCGGTTTAAGACAGGCTATCCGTCCGGCGAAATGATTAACCGGATGCGCGAGTATTTCAAAGCGCGGATGCAAGGGGCCGAGAACGCGGGCGAAATACCGATGCTGGCCGACGATGCCGAATGGCAGCAGCTATCACAATCGGCACGGGACATGGATTTTTCCAACACCATGCGCGAGACGGCGAAATACGTCGCTGCGGCGCTGGGCGTTCCGCTGCCCCTGATCGACAACGATGCCAGCACGTTCAACAACTTGGAGCAGGCCAAGGAGCGCCTCTACACCGACACGGTTATTCCGCTGATGCGGGATGTGTTGGCCGCTCTAAACGTCTGGCTGATACCGCGTTACGGTGACGGGCTGGAACTGCGGCTGGACCTCGACACCATCCCTGCCCTTGAGGCGCTGCGGGAGCGGATGTTTCAACGTGCGGTCACAGCATACCGCGAAGGCGTGTTGACGCTGCAAGAAGCGCGAATGCTGATGGGATACCAGCCGGACGCAGATGGCGAGTTTAAGCCAACGCCGGGCAGCGCGTTTGACCTGCCTGCTGAGGACATCAAGGCGCTGGCCTATGGGCTAGACCTAGAGACCAAGGCCGACAGCTACGCTCCGAATGATGGCATGAAAGAGGAAGCCAAGCGCGGTCTGGAGTGGCGGCGCGAGTTTAACCGAGGCGGCACCGAGGTTGGCGTTGCGCGAGCGCGTGACATATCCAACGGCAAGAACTTAAGCGCCGATACCGTCAAGCGGATGAATAGCTACTTCGCGCGGCACGCTGTTGATAAAGAGGCCGAAGGCTGGTCGCCCGGCGAACCGGGCTACCCAAGCGCGGGCCGCATTGCCCACGCACTTTGGGGCGGCGATTCAGGCAAGTCTTGGGCGGCGAAGATTGTCAGGCAAATGGACGATGAATGATGGCTCGAAAGCCCGCATTTATCAGCCACAGCCCTGAGCGTGAGGCCGCTATTCAGTCGCGGCTGTTGAACGTCTTAGAGGCGCGTTTTCGGCGCAAGATTGCAAGCGTAGTGGCAGACGAGAGCCGACGCTATCTAACGGCCTATCAGGATCTCGGTTACATCCCCGCGCAGTCAGATGAAGACGTGGCTGAGTTTCGGCGCTTGTATGAGCAGATGGGCCTAGAGACCGTCCGAACATTCGGGGCGCGTGTCGTCAGTCAAGGCAAGGCGCTGGGCTACGACCTCGAGGCCAAGCAGGAAGGCGGGTTTTCCGCACTGTTCCGGTCGCTGGCGTTGCTCTGGGTTAATCAGGAAGCCATCAGGCGGCGCATCACGCGGGTGACTGAAACAACGCGGGCGCGGATTGTCGGCGAGGTTGCGCGAGGCCAGCAGGATGGTCTGGGCGTTGCCGAGATTGCCAAGGACATCAACAAGCGCGTGCCTGCTATATCGCGGGCGCGCGGTGCGCTTATCGCTCGAACCGAAACGCACGGCGCTGCAAACTTCGCAATGCACGAGACCGCCAAGACAACCGGGCTTGAGTTGGAAAAGGAATGGGTGGCAACTGAGGACGCGCGGACGCGCAACTTTGGCGACGATGCGGAATATGACCACGTTTCAATGCACGGCCAGAAGCGGGCGATGGATGAACCGTTTTCTATGCCGTGGTCTGGCGGGCCGGACCTGTTGATTATGTATCCGGGCGAGGCGGGCAAGCCGGGGGCTGCTGTCATAAATTGCAGATGTAGTAGCATCCAGCGCGTGGTCGGGCTTGACGATTAGGGCCAGCACCGCCTAACCTACACCCACTGACCTCCCATTTCACAAACTAGGCCGCCTTCGGGCGGTCTTTTTTTGCGCCTGAGCCATGACTTTGCAACTTTGCAGTTTTGTGGTATGCAAGTTTGCAAAGGCCGTCGTGAGACGTCCGAAGCCCTTAGATGGAGCCTTACATGCTGCGAAGCTACGCACGCAAAGACGGTGGCGAACCGCTTGAAACTAAGCTGGCGCACGGACTGACAATCAAGTCCGAAGGCGAGAGCGAAGAATATCTTGAAATCATGGGCTACGGCTCTGTCTTCGGCAACCGCGACAACGGCGGTGACATTGTTATGCCGGGCGCGTTCAAGGAGTGCATCGCATCCGGTCGGCGCGTGAAGATGCTTTGGCAGCATGACGCAAGCCAGCCAATCGGCGTTTGGGATGAAATGTCCGAGGACGAGAACGGCCTGCGCATGAAGGGCCGTGTCGCCAAAAAAGGCAAAGGCGGCGAGGTTGCGGAACTCATCAAGATGGGCGCGGTCGAGGGGCTAAGCATCGGATACCGCACTCAAGAATACGAAATGGACATGGACGAAGGGTCACGCAAGCTGACCAAGCTGGACCTCTGGGAAACCAGCGTCGTCACATTCCCGATGAATGAATTAGCTGGCATCTATGCGATGAAGGCCGACGAGATTACACAGCGCGACCTAGAACGCGCGTTCAAGAATATGGGTCACTCGAACCGCATGGCGAAGGCTATGGCGGGTGGCGCATGGAAGGCACGTGCCGAGGTTCTGCGGGACGCAGACACGGACGTTCCTGAGCAGGTTCAACGGGACGTTGACGAACTCAAAGCACTTTTGACCGAAACCCTGAAAAATATAGGAGGCACTCGTGTCTGATATTCAGGAAATCAAAGGGCTTGTTGAGAAAATCAACCCGACCCTGACCGAACTGCGCGGCGAGATTGACGCGCTCAAGGCTGCGGCACCGACTGATGTCGTAACCGAAGAAAAGCATCAGCGTATGGCTGACGACATCACGGCCAAGCTGGCTGAGATGCAGACCAAGCAAGCCAAGCTGGAAGCGGCAATGAACCGTCCCGGCGCTGGCGAAGGCAAGGGCATGGATGGCGAACTTGAGCAGAAGCACAAGGACGCATTCCGCCAGTATATGTCAAACGGCACCCTGCCGGATGGCTTCAAAGCAGGCTCCGAGGGCATCGAAGTCAAGGCCATGTCGACCGACGTGAACCCTGACGGCGGCTATTTGGTGCGCCCTGAGTTGTCGAACACCATCATCACCCGCGTGTTTGAGACGTCCCCGCTTCGCCAAGTGGCAAACGTGGAGCGCACGGGCGCGAAGTCCATCGACATCCTGATTGACGACCAAGAAGCTGCTGCTCGCTGGGTCGGTGAAGGTGCATCCGGTGGCCAGACTGACACGCCGCAACTGGCGCAGAAAGTCATCGCAGCGCACAAGATTGAAGCTGACCCCCGCATGACAACCGAGATGATTGAGGACAGCTACCTCGACGTTGAGGCTTGGCTTGCTGGCAAGGTTGCTGACAAGTTTGCCCGCACTCAGAACACGGCTTTCGTTCTGGGCGATGGCATCGGCAAGCCTCGCGGCTTCCTGACATATGCGGCGGCTGCAACGGCTGGCACATATGAGCGCGGCGCAATCACTCAAATCAACATGGGTTCGGCGGCAGCGTTGAACGCGGATGGTCTGATTGAAGTGCAGAACGGCCTGAAAGAAGAATATCAAGCTGGCGCGGTTTTCGGCATGAAGCGCACCACGTTCGGCGCTGCCCTGCAACTCAAGGGTAACGACAACTATTTCTTCAGCCCGGTTCTGATGCGTGACGGCCAAGCGTCCATCCAGCTTCTCGGAAAGCCTGTTGTCTTTATGGATGACATGCCTGCGGTTGCTGCAAACGCTCTGTCTGTTGTTTATGCGGACTTCGGTCGTGCCTACACCATCCTCGACCGCGTTGGGCTTCAGGTTCTGCGTGACCCGTACACCAACAAGGGCTTCGTCACATACTACACAACGCAGCGCGTTGGCGGCGATGTGACCAGCTTTGACGCTATCGTTATCGGAAAGGTGGCAGCATAATGGCACAATTTGACATGCGCAATAACGCGGAGTTTGGCCTTGGCCTTTCCGCTACACTGAGCGGCGCAACCCCGGCGGCAGGCGACTGGATTGATATGCAGGGATGGGAGGCGCTGACGTTCACAGTGTCGACCGGAACTGTCACCGATGCAGGCACCGCATCCGGCTTCTCGTTTGAGGTTCAGGAAAGCGACACGACAGCCGCAGCAGACGCAACAGCCGTTGCTGACGCAGACTTGGTTGGACTGGAAAGCGCACTGACCGTCACTGACGACGATGCGGACGATACGCTGGTGGGTTCCATCGGTTACATCGGCTCGGCGCGTTACGTTCGTATCGTGGCAACCGGGACAACCGGAACCGATGCAGCCGTGACCGTTCACGCTCGCAAAGACAAAGGCGCGGTGATGGCGACAGCCACCATCGACAGCGGTACAGCCGCAACCTGAGTTTAGAAGCGGGCGGCTGCGGTCGCCCGTCACTAAGCGCAGGGGCATCCAATGACGAACATTAACTGGTCTGAATTGGTGGACGCCACCGAGGACAATAAGCGGGCGGCGGATATGCTCATCCGCACGTCCGATGGCGTAGAGCGTCGCGCACCTTACAACGGCGGGTGGATTTACCTGCATGACAGCGTCCATACCGTTGATAACAAGCAATCCATCACAGCCGACACGCTCACGCATGTGACGATTGACGGATTGGCGGACGACAGCACAACCGACTTTCGTCGCGGCATTTCTCTGGACATATTCGGCGGCAGCACAATTCAGCCCTTTGCCATTGGCGAGGCGTACAACATCAACCTGACATTCCGCATCAGTAAGAGCAGCAGCCAAGCGACCTTTGCCGAAATCGACGTAGGCATTGGCTCGGATTACAGCACCATCATCGCTCGGGACCGTCGGGCCTTGACCAAAGGCAGCGGCACCACCGACTTCCTGTTTTTCAACGGGACGCTGTTTGTGACTGCTCCGTTTGCGCAATACGGGGCGCGGTTCTTTATCAGTTGCTCTGAAGATGTTATGCTCTGGGACAAGGCCATCATGCTGCAAAGGACGCACAGCCCATGACGCGCATCAAAATCCTCCGCACATTCCGCATTGCTCTGGACGGCATTACCGTGCAGACGTGGCAACCCGGCATGGAGCGCGACGTTGACGACAGCACGCTTGCCCTGCTCATTGACCAAGGCGCTTGCGAAATCGTGACCAAGGCGCACGAGGCCGCGCCGGAAAACAAGGCCAAGCGCAAGCGGAGCCGGAAATGAGGTTTAACCGCAAGTCCGTTACTGTCACGGCGTCAGACGCTGATCCCGCTATCTCGCTGGCAGCTATGAAGCCGTTTTTGCGCGTTGAAGGCGATGCTGATGACGACATAATCACGGCCTACATCGCCACGGCAACCGAGGCGGTGAAACAATATCTTCGGCGTGCGCTGTTGATTGAGACCTTTGTATTCAAAGCGGACGGTTTCACTGAGGCTTATGGCGATGACCGCTTGCTATCTCTTGGACCGGGCGTTCACACGGCATCGCGTCCCTACATCTTGGGCGGCGGCGACACTCTGGATCTTCCCTTTGCTCCCTTGCAATCCGTCACCAGCGTTGTGACATATGACCGCGACAATGTGAGCGCGACCTACAGCGCATCCCGTTACGGTGTAGACCTGACCAGCGGTCGCATTTACCTCAACGAAGGCGAGACGTGGCCTAGCAATCTACGGGCGCAGGACGCAGTGCAAGTGACCTATGTCGCGGGCTACTTTGCTGGCAGCATTCCGGAGCCTATCCTTGAGGCCATCCGGCTTTACGTTTCATCGCTCTACGACGGTACGTGCGAAGGCATCAACATGCAGATGAAGGCGCTGTTGGCACCTTATCGGCGGATGGACGAATTGGCGTTCTGAGATGGCAAACTGCTGCACCACATCCAAATACAACGCGCGGCAACTCAAGGAGGCTGTGACGTTTGAGCGTGTGACCAACACGCAGGACGATTACGGCGCACGGCTGCAAACGTGGGCGACCATCAGTGGCGCACCTACGCGGGCGATGGTCAAGCCAATGTCGGGCGGTGAGCGTTACGCATCGGCGCGGACTGAGGCCACATCAACGCACAAGATCGTGTGTCGCTACTTTGCCGACCTGACCGAAAAAGACCGGGCAGTTATTCGCGGGCGGGCGTACAACATCCGCTTCATTGCGAATGTGGACTTTGACGACCAGTGGCTTGAGATAACCGCCCAGCTTGGGGCGGCGGTATGAGTAAAATATCCGTTGAACTGGTGGGCAAAAAAAACATTGAACGCGCTTTGGCGCAGGCGGCGGCGGACGTGAAAAGCGCCGCTGAAACCGCAGTCGTCGGCACGGCTCTTGAGTTGCGCGGCAATATCGTGACCAGCATCGCACGTGGTCCGGCATCGGGCCGGACGTATCAGAAATACAACCCGCGCCGGGTCCACACGGCATCCGCACCGGGACAACCGCCGATGACGGACACCGGGCGGCTGGCGAACAACATCTATTTCGAGCGACTTGGGGCCACAACCGCAGCGGTGGGCAGCGCATTGGCATATGCCGTTTACCTTGAATACGGAACGCCAACAATCGCGGCGCGTCCGTTTTTCCGCCCAGCGGTCGAAGAAATCCGGCCTAAGTTTCTCAGGCGACTTGAGAAAGCCCTTGGGGATGAATTGCGATGAACTTTGCAGGCGTATCACAGGCAATCAGAGCGCGGCTGGCAGGCGATGCAACGCTATCGGCGCTGTCCACATACATCGGCTATGACAAGCCTCAGGACACCAAGCCCGAAAGCATGGTGCCGTTTCCGTTCACCATCATCGAGGACGTGAGCGCAACGCCGTGGGACACTAAGACCAGCGACGGCGGCGAGCAGCTTATTCAGGTGACGACATTCGCGCGGCCTACAGCAAGTCGAAGCGCGATTGACCTCGCAAACGCGGCAGCGCAAGCGACCTATGACGCGCTGCACAAGTTTGACTTGGTGGTAAGTGGTTCAAACGTGGTGAATTGCCTGTTCGATAGCAGCCCCGGCAACATACCGGACACAGACGGTTTCACGCGATACACGCCGATGACCTTCCGCATTCAATACGACTCAGGCACATGACTTTGCAGGTTTGCAGGTCTGTGGTATAACTTTGCAAAGCCAATGAAAGGGCAAGACAATGGCAGCAGAAAGTGGACGCGATCTTCGGATCGAATATGCGTCGGACGGTTCGACATATGCAGTTGTGGCAGGCGCTCGAACCGACAGCATGACATTCAACAACGAAGCAATCGACATCACCGACAAGGATGATGCGGGCGTTCGCACGTATCTGGATGACGTGGCGGTCAAGTCTATGTCGCTTTCCTGCACAGGCGTGGCGACAGCCTCGACATTCTCCGCACTTGCGGCAGCGGCAACGGCATCATCGGCGCTCCATGCGTTTCGCGTGTCGTTCGGCAGCTTCGCCACATATACCGGGTCGTTCTTCATCACCTCCTTCGAGGCGACAGGCGAACAGGCTGACACAATCACGTTCACGCTTTCGCTGGAAAGCAGCGGCGCGATTACGGCTTCCTGATGAAGTCTATCAAGCTGAAGTGGAAGGGCGAAGAAGTCACGATCAAGGAGGATCGGGTCTTTGAAGTCGCGGACGCGGTAGAGGACGTTATCACCTTTGGCGAGTTGGTGCAGATGCGCACTGGCGGCGGCAACATCCGCTTTACCAAGATCGCCCGCGCTTATGCCGCCATGCTGACCGAGGCGGGCTTGCCCGTGACACCCAGAGAGGTGCATTCGGAAATCATGGCGGCGGTGCGCAACGCCGAAAAGGCCGAAAAGCTATCTATGGCAATGGAGGCGATTGATTGGCTGCTGGTCGTTTTGATGGATGGCGCGCCGGAAGCTGATGGCGAGGTCGATACCGAGGGAAACGTGGAAGCGCCCGCTTCGTAAAGTGGGCGTTTCAAAAGTGTGTGCATGGGTGGCAAATACAGCCGTCCGAGTTTTGGCGAATGCGGCCTAAGCATTTCTGGTATCTCTTGGAGATAGAGAAACCGCAGGAGCAAAAGACAAGGCGGGGCCACCTATCAAGCGCAGAGGTTGCGCGGCTCAAAAGGCTTATTGAGGACTGAAATGGCACTTCCCGCGCTTGAGATTGAAATCACGGCAGACCCGACAGCGGCAGACGTTGGCCTAAAGAAGTTGGGCCGTTCGCTGGACGGGCTGGACAAGGCAACGCGGGATTATCAGACTGCGCTTGCCAATGTGAACAGAGCCGAACGCTCTGGTTTGATTACTAAGACAGCCGCATCAAAAGCAATTCGAGAGGCAGAGCGCGCATATCAAGAGGCCGCTCGATCTGCGGCTAAGTA